GAAACCCGTGTCTACAGCGACCCAGACCGCGCTAAATCTCAAGGCTAATCTTGATTCCCCCGCGCTCACAGGAACCCCGACAGCAACTACTGCTGCTGCTGGAACTGACACTACCCAGATTGCCACTACGGCATTTACATTGGCAAATCGCGGAGACCGCTATCTAACCACTTCCACAACTTCTCATTCCCTAACCACGGGAAGCAAAACATTTACCGTCCAATCTGGACTCAGCTATACCCCGACACAGGACGTTACCATTGTATACGATGCAGCCCGTCATATGCATGGTATTGTTACCAGCTATTCTGGAACATCATTGGTAGTCAACGTCGAGACCGTAGACGGGAGTGGCGGGCCATTTACAGCTTGGACAATTAATGTAGGCGGGCTTTTGACGGCACAAGGGGCGCTTCTTGAAGTTAATAACTTATCTGATGTCTCAAATCCCGCAACCGCATTAACTAATATCGGAGGTGTTCCAACATCCCGAAGCATTAGTGCTGGCACAGGATTGACTGGTGGTGGAGATCTCACAGCCAATAGAACTCTCGCTGTCAGCTACGGAACCACCGCAGGAACAGCGGCAGAGGGTAATGATGCGCGATTGAGTGACGCGAGGACGCCCAGCAGCACCCTCGCGCACAAATCCTCTCATTCCACAGGCGGCACGGATGCCATCGCTCCCAGTGATATTGGGGCCATATCTCAATGGTCAGTCTTTCAAGAAACAATTTCGGCGTCACCCACAACACTGGCAACTGGTCGCGCCCGCCGCATAACGATTTCGACAACACTAAGCACCGACACCGAAGTCCTCCTGCCAACCACGGGCAACCAAGATGCAGATTTGTTTCAGTTGATTCGTTCTGGAAACATTGCCAACGGTCGCATTCTTGTAAAGACAAGCGCAGGAGGATCAACGCTTGCAGACCTTGGAACGAAAGATAACGAAGGTCGCTCGTTTACTTTTAGATGGCAAACTGGCGGTAGTTTTTGGGCCATCGTCCCCGTTGATGCCCACGGCGCAGACAAAGTAACCAGCGGCACCCTCGACGTAGCACGCCTCCCAGTCGGCACAGGCAGCACGCAAGTAGCCGCAGGCAATCACACCCATGTTCTCGCAGACGTTACAGGCGCAGCCGCCTCTGGCTCCATCACCTCTTCGGGCCTAACGCAAGCCACCGCAAGAATTTTAGGCCGCACGAGCGCCAGCACAGGCTCCATTGAGGAGATCCAAATCGGATCGGGCTTGAGCCTTTCGGCGGGGGAGTTGTCGGCAACGGGATCGGGCGTCACCGATGGCGACAAAGGCGACATCACCGTCAGCGCATCGGGCGCGACATGGACGATTGATTCGGGTGCGGTCGGAACATCCAAGCTCGGCGGCGACATCACGACAGCAGGCAAGGCTCTCCTCGATGACGCAGACGCCGCAGCACAGCGCACGACTCTCGGCCTCGCCGCCTCGGCCACCACCGACACCACCAACGCCAGCAACATTTCCAGCGGGACTCTCGGAACGGCGCGGCTCGGCACAGGCACGGCCAACAGCGGCACATTCCTGCGTGGCGACCAGACATGGGCGGCGGCAGGCGGCGTGACCACTGGCTCCGTCGATAACGCCATCCTCCGCGCCGATGGCACGGGCGGAAGCACAAGTCAGTCAAGCGACATCAACATCCTCGACGCGACCACCTCCACCCAGAACAACGTAGCCATTACCAACGAGCACAGCGGGCAGACTAACTCTGCGCTGGTGCTTTCCCCAAAGGGAAACGGGGCTTTTATTGTCGGGGCGCGTCCTACGGGAGCGGCCACAACTGGCAACGCTAGGGGCGCAAATGCCACGGACTTGCAGCAAGTTAGGAGTGCAGCCACACAAGTGGCCTCTGGAACTCGTAGCGGCATAGTTTGCGGAACACTAAATACCAATGCTGGATTAGACGCATTTCTGGGGGGAGGCGATAGTTGCAGCATAAACTCCAGCGGTTCTTACGCATTTCTGGGAGGCGGCGACGGAAATTCCGTTACTGGTTACGCTGGTTCTGTTGTTGGCGGATTTTCAAATGTTGCCAGCAATCAGTATGCAACGGCGTTTGGCTACGACAACACCGCTTCTGGAGTTAGCAGCACCGCGTTCGGAGTGCGGGCGGTTGCAGACAGAGAATCATTGGTTGCCGTGGCGTGCGGGCGTTTTGCTTCAGATGGTGACGCACAAAGAATAGCAGCAATTCTTCGCGGAAAGACAACAACAAATGCAGCCGTAGAGTTGTTGATGGGATTGAGCAATAATACCCGCTTAACCATCGCCTCTGGTAAAGTGATGGCAATGCTTATCAACATTACGGGTGTAAAATCAGATGGCAGCGCCGTGGCCCACTACGTCCGCCAATACGCTATCAAGAATGTCGGAGGCACGACCAGCGAAGTCTATGCCGCCGCGACAGTCGGAACAGACAACGCCGCAGGAACATCAATTACACTATCGGCCAACGACACCAATGATGCGGTCAAAATTGAATGCGTCGGGGTCGTAAGTGAAACATGGCGCTGGGTCGCCAGCGTAGACGCCGTGGAGGTCGCATATGGAAGCTAATCAAATGATCACAGTCGGCCTTGTGCCGTCACAGCAACTCGTCAGTCTTCTCACCGATGAGCAGGGCAACTGGCGCGATGTGCCAGAGGGCGAATCCGTAGTGCCGCTGGTCAAAATCCCGAAGCCCGAAGGAGCATGGGAGCCGAATGTGGTTTGGTTTGAGGATCGCGTCGAGCGGCAGTGGGTCGCGGGAACGCCTGCGCCTGTGGCGACTTACACCGCAGAGCAAGTTGTCTCCCAGTATTTCTCGCCCTACCAGATTGCCGCACTGCAACGCCTTGAAATGGCCCTGCTCCAAGCAGGCAAGCCCCTCGGCCCGAAGATGACCGCCGCGAAGCAGTGGCTAGAAACCGTCATGCTTTCATGGGCCGCATCCCCGACACCCGCACCAGCGGAGGCTTTCGGCGTGCCGCAGGCGACATTTGAGGAGGCGAGTGCGGAGGCTGTGGCGGGGTTGAGCAGCCCGAATCCCGAAACATAATGGTAGCCCCAAATCCCGAACCATAATACAATAATTAGATGGCCTTTCTTTCTTCATTCTATCCCCAGCCAGTAGTCAAAGGAACTACAGCGGGAACCTTTGCAGAGGGTAATGATCCACGGTTAAGTGATGCAAGGACCCCCCTATCCCATGTTCATGGCAACATCTCCAACACGGGGACACTCGGTTCCACAAGTGGTTTGCCAGTTGTAACAACCACTTCGGGAGCCATTTCTACTCTTGCTTTAGGAACTGCAAATCAAGTATTGCGTGTCAACTCTGGAGCCACGGGAGTGGAATTTGGTGCGGGCTTCGACGCGGCATCCCCGCCAGCCATCGGCAGCACTACGCCAGCGGCAGGCACCTTCACCACGCTCACCGCCGCCCCGACAAGCGGCTCCGCGCTCACCCTAACAGGCGGCACGGTCACGGCATCGGCTCCGCTGATTTCGGCCACGCAGACTTGGAACGATAACGCGGTGACGTTCACAGGACTCGCAGCAACCATCACCAACACCGCCAGCGCAACAGCCAGCTTGGTCGCAAGGCTCACGGTTGGAAGCACCAACGTCTTTGAGGTGGATGGTCGCGGATTCACTAAGTTTCGCAAGGTCGCCACCAGCACCGACCTTGTAAGCATGGTTGAGGTATTGCGCGGGACTACCAGTGTTGTCCGTATCCGCGATGACGGCGATGTGAGTGCCAATAGTTTTGCCGTTACAACGGGTGGTCGCGTTATATTAGACTCAAATGGCGTTGGCATCCAAAGCACCGCTCGCTTTGGAATCAGCAGCAGCGTATCGGCCAGTGCTACAGACTGCGACCTAAACAGAGATGCCGCTGACACGTTTGCCCAACGCCGTGGCTTAAGCCCCCAAACCTTCCGCATCTACACAACCATCGGCGGCACAGGAAACGCAGATTTTGAGCGTCTCTTTATTCGCGGCCAGACAGGCGCAGCCTTTCAGATCGGCACGGAGAAAGGCGGCACGGGATCTGCGAGGGCGCTGGAGTTAAGTGTGAATGGCAACCGCAGAATTTACATCACAGACAGCGGTCAAGTTGGAATCGGATCAACCACGGGGGCGCTCGCAAGTCATGGCCTTTTCGTAGACGTGCCCGCAAGCAACTCAACGCTGACAAGCGGAGGCGTCACCGTTCGCGGAACAACGTCTGTTACGTTGGATAACGGCGGTGATCCAATTTTGCGCGTTCAATCCAGCCGTGTCATGTTCGGCGGCACAACCAACCTCTTCCCTGCCCTCAAACGCTCCTCGACCACGCTGCAAGTTAGGCTCGCGGATGATTCGGCGTTTGCGCCGTTGGAGTGCGCTGGCTTGACGCTGAACGGCGACCTCACGGCGTCCACGCGCAACATCGTCACCGACACCACGACAGGCACCAAGATCGGCACGGCGACCACGCAGAAGCTCGGCTTCTTCGACAAGACTCCCGTAGTGCAGCCGACCGCCGTGGCAGACGCAACGGACGCTGCAACGGTCATCACTCAACTCAACGCACTGCTTTCGCGGATGCGCGACCTTGGCCTCATCGCAACATAATCTTATGCTAACCAACCCTAATCCCATCGAAACGCCCGCCGTAGCCGCCAAAGTCTACGACAGGCTCCACGTTTATAGTCTGTCTGCCATCCAGCCGACAGCGGACTCTGGTTCCATCACCGTCGAATTGCTACCCGCAACCGCAGGCGGCGAACTCGCCAGCGGTAGCCTCGTCCAACGCATGGCCGCCCCGCTCAACCCCGAGATCATGGCAGCGGTTCCCGAACTCGCCGCCGCGTTTGAGGCAGTGCTGGCCGCGATTCCCGCGACCCAAGCCTACTTGGCCAGCCAGCAGGAGCAGCCCAATGAATAAGACCGTCACATTGACCACCGAGCAGGCCAAGCTCGTCATGCAATGCCTTGATCTGGCATGCAAGCAGGGCGGGCTTAACGCTGCCGCGCAGATCCTGCCAGTGGCACAAGCCATTGAAAATCAACTAACAGAAAAAATAGATTCTGTTGAGTCTGATTGACTATAAGCGGAATAAATCTTAAACTCTTACCCTAAATGGCTAATCAAGACGGAAACGCAGAACTGGAGAATCTAAATGAGGCGGGATCTCCGCCGAAAAAACGGATCAAGTCCTCCGACAGTCTTATCTCTATTGCAGATAAGTATATCGAGCAGGACGAAGATGCGGCCTATCTCCGTGCGCGGGCTCAAGCCCTAGTCAATGGCGAAGCGCCCTATGATGCCGAAGAGCTTAAATCCAAGGGACTTACGCATGTAGTCAATGCCAACTTTGGGGAAGCCAATGCCATCATGGAAGCAGCCTTGGCCCCGTATATTGAACTCCAAAACGGAGTGCCCCGCATTGCCAATGTCATCATGGACTCCTACGAAGGAGATTCCAACGAGGACTCCGAAATTATCTCTGAAGAGTTTGACTGGATGCTCAAGGAGTGGACCGACCATGCTTACAACATGCAACTCCTTTCTCGCGAGTTTGTCGGAGACGGAGTTGGGGTGGCCATGTGGCCCGACGAACGCTCCATCTTCTGGGAGCCCTGTGGGTTAAAAGACTTCAAGGTGGCCCGTGACACTAAGGTGTCCGACGAATCTATCGAAGTGGCCGTTGTCCAACGCTCCATGAGCGTGAGCGAGCTTTACAACTACATCCGTAATCCCAAGGCTGCAAAGGCTCTTGGCTGGAATCTTAATGCGGTCAAGCAGGCCATCTGGAAGGCTTCGACCAAGCGCGATCAGTGGAAAAATTACACCGCCCACTGGGAGGACTTTGAGCGCGAGATAAAAGAGAACGACCTCTACGCTGGCGAGTCGGCCTACCATCGGGCTCAGTTGGTCTACGGATATAATAAGGAATTCGACGGCAAGTTCACCCAGCTAATCGGGAGTCGGGATTCTTCGGACTTCCTCTACGAACGCTACAGCCGATATGGAAATGTGAATCAATGCTTCGTCATCTTCACCTACGGGGTAGGACAGGGCACATTCCATACCATTCGCGGACTCAAGCAAAAGATCTACAATCAGATCCAGATTTCAAACCGCGTGTTGTGCCAAGCCGCCCAAGCCGCCATTACCTCTGGCCTCATCCAATTGCAGGGTGACGCCGAAGCCATCCAAGACTTTCAATATATTGAGGTCGGGCCTTATACGTTCATCCCTAGTGGGCTGACCCCGATCCAACTTCAACCTCCTGCTGTGGCAACTCAGGGGCTTCCCGTATACAACCTGATGAGTCAGGTGTTGCAGAACAACACGGGTAGCTATCGCGCTCGCGGCCAAAACACTGATGGACAGGCCCGTTCCGCCACCGAAGTGGTGCAGCAAGCCCGCCAAGAATCTACCCTCAACGCCGCAGCACTGGAACTCTTCTATACCCCGTATAACAAACTCTTGACCGAGCAGTATCGCAGGGCCGTTAGCCCACTTCTCACAGCTAACGATAAGGGTGGACGCCTAGCCCTAGAATTCCGCAAACGTTGCTTGCGCCGTGGGGTGAGTGTTGAGCGTATGCGCCAGTTCTTGAAAGTTACAGCCTTCCGCGCCATGGGAGATGGAAGCCCCGTAATGACAGAGATGGCCTCCAAGCAACTCATGGAACTCTATTCCTTGATGGACGAGAAGGGCAAAGAAAACACCCTCCGTTCCGTCATCGCTGGCATCTCTGGGGTTGGCTGGCAGAAGGTCAACCTCTTCGTTTCGGAGAAGGGACCGCGCCGTACGATTGACTTCGACATCGCCAACCTTGAGAACGGAAACCTCCGTCAAGGCGTGGCACAGATGGTTCATGACAGTCAGAATCATGCCGTCCACATCGAAGCCCACATTCCCCTTATGGCGGAGATTATTGAAATGCACCGCCAGCAGCAGATGCCCGACGAACAGGCAATGGCCATCCTTCGTCCTACAGCCGACCATACAACAGAGCATCTGGTTCTCTTCTCAAACAACAGCTTCCGCAAACAAGAGGTCAATGAACTCAAGCGTCAACTTCAGAACGTCACTGCCTATGTGGACGAGTTGGAACAACAGGTCATCAATCGTGCTATGGCTGAACAAAGTCAGATGCAGGAGCAGGCTATGCAGCAGGCTCCACAAGGTGGACAGATCGACCCACGCTCCGAAATGGAATTGCAAAAGGCCCAGCTTAAACTAGCCGAGATGCAAGAAAAGCGGATGATGAACCAAGAAACCCACGCGCAGAAGATGGAGACTATCCGTCAGCAGATGGCTCTCAATGACCTCAAGACGCGGAGTTCTATTCTTGAGAAAACGGCTAGGCCCGCAGGCCGACCTCCAATGGCCACCGAAGCATAATTTTCTTCTAGACAAAACCATAGACCGCGTATAGCGGTAGTATATATCTAATGACCGAATGGACCGATCAGGACGCCCGTGAATGGAGTAAAACGTGGGCATTGCCCCATATGCAGAAGGGGCTTAAACACATTGCAAGGCGCGTTAGGCCGAAACGCTCAACAGGCCCTGTGGCCCAAGGCTTTGATCTGTCTCCCGTGTTTATCAAGAGTGCGGGTTTTTATGAGGGCTCTCAAGAGGTCATTGACCTCGTTTCTATTCTGGCCGAAGGCAAGCTAGAGACTAAACCCAGATTCGACTTGCCAGAACCCTTTGCACATATAGATTTGGAATATAAAGAAACAGAATAATGATCGTGTGGCGGAATCAGACGCAAGCCCATAAAGCCAAAGTTGCAGGTATAAAATCCTGCCACGATCCCCTAAATCAAACAAACAAGTAACTATTAACGATACATACTATGGCCGATATCCTCAACTCAGCCCTCACGGGCGAAGCAGACTTTGCTGGAACCATCTTTGGTGGCAAGAACCAAGAAGTAAATGAAGTACCCGCAGTCGAAGCAACTCCAGAACCCGCCGAAACGCCGAAAGAGGAGGCCCCTAAAGCGGAAGCTCCCAAAGAAGAGAAACCCGTCAAGGCGGAGCCCAAGGTCAAGCCCAAGGCCACCAAGGAAGAAGCGGTCAAGGCGGTAGAGGAGATCACAAAGAAGTCGGCTACAGAGAAGCAAGCAGAGAAGGCCGAAACAAAATCCGAAGATTCCGATGAAGATCTTCCGCTCAACCCCCACTTCCAAGACAAAGAAGTGGCAGACAAGCCCGAAGGTGATGATTCTGAGAAAGGCATCTCAAGCTGGAAAGAGATTAAAGGCGAAATGAAAAAAGCCCGCGAAGAGCGGGATCGCCTCAAGGCCGAACTGGACGCCACCAAAGAGAAGGTTGGCAAATACGAGGGGGAGACCGTCAAATCCCTCCAAGAGGAACTTGAAAATTACAAAACCCGCATTGCCGAGCTTAATCGCGAGCTAAAGACCGCCAACTTTGAAAGAAGTCCAGAATACGTCGAATCCATCAAAAAGCCTCTGGCGGGCCTTCAGGGCGACTTAAAGGCCATCGCGGAGGCCAATGACGCCGACTTCAGTAAACTCTGGCAGGCCCTCACCGAGCCCGATGCCCGAAAGAGAATCGACTCTCTAGAAGACCTGACCAGCGACTTCAAGCGCATGGAGCAGTTGTCCATTGTCAAAATGGCCGACAAATACCATGAGTTGGCCCAATACCATGATCGGTTCCAAAAGGAGGCCGAAACCTTGGCCGAAGCCGAAAACGCCCGCAAGGCCCAGTCCGAACAGGAATTCATTGAGAACGACTTGCGACTCCAGAAAGCCTTCACGGCCAAAACTTGGACTAATCTGGAAGACCGCTACAACTTCCTCCAAGAAGTCGAGGGACAGGATGAGTGGAATGGCCATATCCGCAGCGCCAAGAAGAACGCCGCCGAAACCAATCTGGACCGCTTGAGCGTCGAAGACCGAAGCGCCATCTTGGCCCGTGCATCCGTAGTCCCGTTCCTTGAGAGCGCCATCAACCATTATAGTGCCCAGTTGCAGAAAGTAAGCGAGACTAAGGACGCCGAAATCAAAGAGCTTAAAACTCAGTTGGAAGGATTGGTCGGAGCCACTCCGAGTCTTGGCAAGGCCACCGAGACCGATGTCAGCGATGATGATGACGCGGACGCCGATAGCCTAATGAATTTCGGCAAATCTATATTCCGCTAAAATTCTGCTATTGACAATTTAATGCAAATGTAATAATTTGCACCCAAGACTGAAGTCCGAGTTGGTCGCGGACACTCGCTGGCGAGTTAGCGCCTTCAAAATTTGTAGCCGTAAATCTCTGGTCGCGGCCCAGAACTTAACCGATAGACGGGCATTCTATGCCCTGAAATCAAAACTAACCCTTAAACCAAATAGAAAGAAACTAAAACTATGTCAGCACAAGCTGCTACTACTTGCGAGGCTATCAATGACAATTTCGTCAGGGAAACTGGACGCATTGCCCTTGGCACCCATCGCTTGGGTCTTTATAAAGATCCTTATCTTCGTCTTGTTACTCAGTCGGCATTCCCCGACAACATGGGCAAAACGATCACCAACATTATTGCCCGCCGCACGATTGCCTCTGGCAGCGGCTGGGAAGAAGTTGGCATCAGCGGAACCCCGACCTCTTCGGACAATGCCTGTTTGGCTCCCGTTAAAAAGGTTGGTTACGCTTTCGATCAGAAAAACTTTTCGCTCCGCCATCAGGCTGTTGAGTCGGATTGGATCTGCTTGGAAGACGTTCGCACTTCGGCCTTCCCGATTGACGATGTCAACAACTACATCAAGATCTTGGCCGACAACGTCAACGTCGAGTGGATCAAGCGTTACGACAACGATTATATTTCCAACGTCAACGTGATGAGTGTTGAGGCTGGTTTTGACAAACAGACTGGTCTTGGTTCCACTGGTTCCATCACCAACGATCTGGCCACGATCAGTGACCTTACGGCCCCGACGAGTGTTCTTACGACTGGCGTCCTGCGTCAGATCTACGACACGCTCTATGCGGACAACGCTGGCGATGACGGCGATGCTGTTACCGATGACGGTTCTCCCGTTTTCAATGTCATGTCTGACCGCGCCACCATTGAGCAGTTGGTTAAGCTCAACGACGAGATCCGCATGGATATCCGTTGGAGTGATCGCGTCAACGATCTGCTTGGACCCAATGGTCAGATGCTTCTTCCCAAGAAGAGCTACGCTGGTTATGTGTTCCACAGCCGTCCGTTCCCGAAACGCTTCAATGATGGCGCTGGCGGAACGCTGGTTGAGGTTGCTCCGTATATCACGGATTCGGCCTTCAAGGGCACCAAAGCTATCGTCAACCCCGCCTACAAGAATGCGAAGTATACCTCCACGGTTATCTTCCATCCCAAGGCGATGGAGTGGCTCGTCCCGAACCCGAACCTCAAGGTTGGCAAACTTGTCTATGATGCTCAGAACTATCGCGGAGACTTCCGCTGGATCAACGAGTACGACAAGAACTGCAACCCTGACAAGAACAGCGGTTACTGGCGGGCCAAGATGGCTTGCGCGGTGAAGCAGATCTTCCCTGAGTGGGGCTACTACATCATCCACCTGCGTTGCAGCTTGGCTGGTGACCTCGTGCCTTGCGCCTCTGGGAGCGGGTATGGCTATCTGGTTCCCTAATTAGTTAGTCTCTATTCATCAAGGCTTGCCTTGGAGTAAAATCTAAGGCAAGCTCTATGAGGAGAGAATAACTATTATGAATACCAAAATTAAGCTGCCCGAGAATTACACATTGCCAGAGGATGTCGCTGACGGCGATACCTTTGAGGAACTCGTTACCTTCCGTGTTGACGGTGATGAACTGATTCCTACCATGTTGGCTGGCGTTGAGATTGCGGCGGAAGCCGAAGACGAAGACGAGATGGAAGAAGAGGCCACTGACGAGATGGAAGCTGGTGCTTCCCCGATGGCTGGCATGGGCGAGCGAATCATGGGCATGGCCTAAAGGACGGAGACCATAGGCTATGGCTCTCCCTACTTTAGATGCGGTGTTTGCTTCGGCGGCGGATCAGCCCCGAAGGTTGATGTTGTCCCAGTGGCTGGTTAACGAACTTTTCCAGACCAGCGACTATACCAATGCGAGTTATTCCAATTCGCAGGCGCTGGCCAACTACTACACACTTCCAGAGCAGTATTTGTGGGCGAAGATTGCCGTGGCTGTCGGGGCACCCCGTAGTGAGTCTGACTATATTTCTTTGCCTAAGAACTATGTTTGGAAAGATATTTATGATGCGGTTTCGGGGTCGAGCAATGGAACCATTGACTGGGGAGAAAAGCAAGCGGTAGGCCATATTGCCGCCGCCTATCGCGGAGATGCGGGTGTTCCCGCCAACCTCGCCACCTATATCGACTGGCCGTGGCGCTACCAAGTAGCGGCTATCAGTGTTACAACCAAACGAGATTTACCGACTTTCATTCGCGACTTTGCGGGACTAAAAACCCTCAACCACGGAGTCGGGCCGACCATCAACTTTACCCGTGACACCAACGCCACCTACTTTGATTCCAATGGCATTCTACGTTTTGCCCCGCACAATGTGTTGCGTAACAGTCAAGCCGCTGGTTCGACGGCTGGGGTTATTGGAAGTGGCGGGGTGCTGCCGACATTTTGGGCGGGCGGCAGCCCATCGGACGCAGGAATATCTGCCGAGGTAACGGCGGGCAGTGAGGGCGGTTTCGCTTTTCTTGATCTAAAGGTCAGCGGAACCGCGAGCGGAGCAGGCTTCGTCAATATCCACCCGAATGGATTTTTCGATACAGTTGCAACAAGCGGACAAACTTGGACGCTGTCATCATACCTTAATCGCCAAGCTGGTTCTACGGCCAACGCGACCGTGAAATTGTATATCGAGGAAACCACCGCATCAGCGAGCCTTTCGCCGCAAGTGTTTTCTGAAAGTGACATAACGTCATCCCTGACCGCTACTCGCGCTCGGTTTTCATTGACGAGAACAGTTACCAACGCCGCCACAACACGGATATCTCCACTCATCCAAGTGGCCCACGGCGTGGGAGCCATCGACATCACCCTCCGCATCGCCGCCCCCCAACTAGAGAGAAACAATTCCGCATCGGAGTATATCCCAACCACTGGCGTGGCAAAGTATGACCAACCCCGCTTCGACCACGGGCCATTAACTATTACTGTTTCGGGGCTTTCCGACACACAGTATAACGGAGAATACACATATTCGGGAGAAGTAACGGGCTATCCATACTATCTCAAGGCTGGCGTAGCGGAAATTGGTGCTGGTCAAGGCGTGGCAAGCGGAATATGGAGATTGGAAGATTTAAATACTGGAGATCATTTTATTGTTGATGGATTTGAGAATGAAGCTGCTTTTCCTTGGCTTGTTGCAGCGTGGGAAAATCAAGGAATTAATCCTGCTGGAGTCACTATCAGCCAGCCCAATGACAACTCCAAGGGCCTCCTCATCGAAGAGTCGCGGACCAATCTGCTTGAGCGTAGTGCGGAGCTTAATAATGCGTATTGGAATAAATTGAACGCAACCGTCACAGCCAATGACACTGTGGCCCCAGATGGCACAGCGACTGCTGACGCTGTGTTTGAAACGGTTGATGATGGCTTTCATGCTGTATCAAGGGGGGCGGTAGTTCCTTCAACGGGAACTGTAACCATGTCCGTATTTGCCAAAGCTAACGGACGATCAAGATTTGGAATCCAAGTTGGGGCAATTTATGGGGACTTCGATTTATCTGCCGTCACGGCATCCGTCCCATTCGGAGGAATATCAGCTTCTATTGAGCCAATTTCCAATGGTTGGTATAGATGTGCTTTTACCATAGCTGCAACTGCTGATGATGCTTATATATTAGTGTTTTTAGACGGAGCATCAAATTCATATGCAGGAGACACAACCAAGGGCATGTATTTTTGGGGCGCACAGGCAGAGCTTGGCGCATTTGCAACCAGCTACATTCCAACCACAGGTGGCACGGCCACCCGCGCAGTGGATAGTGCTATCGTCACGCCGATCTCGCCGTTTTATAATCAAAGCGAGGGGACGTTGTTTGCGGAGTTTGTCCCAAGGACAAGGACTTTGGACAACACATTCCCACGCACGGCCGTCAGCTTCGACAACGACAGTGGTGCCAATTACGTTGGGATAGGCGTTGGCAACGGAACAAACGGCACAGCCGATTCTGTTGCTTGGGTTGGTGTGACTACCAGCCTTCAATGGGACGTTAACGGAGGATCGTCTGTTGTTGGAGCGAACATGAGGGTCGCTGGAGCTTACGCAGCAAACGACGCCCAAGCGGCGATTAACGGATCTCTGGGAACCGCTGACACGTCACTAACGCTCGGCACGCTGACGCACATGCGCGTTGGAAGCCGATTCACCGCAGACCGTGGAAGCATGGCAGGCCACATCCGCAAGATCGCCTACTGGCCCAAGCGCCTCACCAACACGCTTTTACAGGACATCACGACATGACCGATTACCTCTATAAATTTCCCGACGAAGAGACGGCCCAGACCGTGCTGGCCGACTATTATGATGAAGGCTGGAAGACGAGTGGGCAAGGTCATGCGCTTGATCCGATTGGCGCATTTTTCGATGTGGACGCCACCGACCCCGAAAACCCCATTATCACCCCACTGGACGGCTGGCACCTCAACTTGCGAATAACCGACGAGCGTCCAAATCCCGCACCAAATTATTCAGTAACCCCCAACCACCAGCGGAGGGTATGGCTATGAGCTTGGAGCCCATAGAAAGACGCAGGGGGGTGGAACGCGGAATCAAGCTAACCATGAGCGAGTTGATCGCTGGAATCGCTTTGATGGTTACGCTTTTTTCGGCCCTCAATGGGTGGATTGTCCTTCCAGAGCAGATGAGATCCATCCAAAACAATGACGCCAAGCAAGATGCGCGGATTGAACTTATCCAAAAAGAAAACCAAACCCGAAGCGAAACTTTGGCCCGCATTGACGAGAGGACAAAAAGAATCGAAGATTACTTGAAATCCAAGGGATACTAGTCTAGCCTTACTTCTATGAAATCATTCTTCGCCACCCTTCTTGGTGTTCCTTCCAAAATCTGGGCCTTCTACGGTCCCCTTCTGCGCGAGCTTTTTGTGGATGCAGCGGCGTCTCTCTTGCCCCTTGCCTTGGACATCGTCCGCGAGTTGGCCGATACCAGTAAAACTGGGGCGCAAAAACGCGAAGCCGCCGTTAAAAAGCTGACCTCTGCCGCCCTCCGTAATGGCATTGATGCTTCCGAATCCCTGATTCGTTTTACTGTGGAGTCGGCGGTTCAGCGGGTTAAACTTGATTCCTGACAATGATCGCGACAACCAAAGACAAGCTTCTGGCCTTTCTGGTTTCCAAGATGGGAGGGGTCATCACCCCGTTCATTGCCATGGGGATTGCCGCCTTGGTTAGCAAGCTGGCCATGGTTGATCCCAAGTTGGCCGAATCGGTGGATCAGGTGAGTCTTACAGGCTTTGTTGTTGCCTTGATTCTTGCCATTGTTAACTACGTTACCAACGAAATCAACGTCAAGGGGGTCAAGAAGATCCAAGCCTTGGTCAACACAGATGTGGATGGGGTGGCTGGTCCCGTGACCTATACCGAGGTTCGCAGGGCCATTGATATCAAAAAGTCCGCAACTACCCGCAAGCCCCGTAAGCGCAAGTGAAGAAGGTCAACCATGAAACCCTTAAAGCAATATTCGTTAAAACCCCGCCCCAAGAAGATCGCAGACATTTCCTTGTCCGTTTACTCAGTTCCCTCCGATTCACCGCAAAAATCACCAAGCGGGGCCATGATGGAAAGACAGGCGTATCCGTTGGAGTCCGAGGTGGAACGGATTTCTAGGAACTGGGATATTGGCAAACGAGTGTGCCGTTGGTAAGATTGATGGGGTGAGCAGTAATCACCATGATCATTTGGAAGTTAATCCAGAAACTACTTGGGATAGAATCAGAAGGTGGCCAAGCGCCGTCCTTGCCGAGCTTGCCATCCGAATCCAAGGAGAACTCAAAGCCCGAGTTACCCGTCGAAAAGAAGAAGAATCCCGAGCCCAAACTTCCGAAGACTCCAAAGGCTCTTGAGAATCTAGCCAAGATTGCCCTATCCCAAGTAGGGGTTAAGGAAGTCGGAGGCAATAACAACGGCCCACAAGTGCGGAAGTATCAAGCTGCAACCTCCCTGAAACCAGCATCTTGGCCATGGTGTGCCGCCCTGACCTCATGGGTGGTCCGCGAGTGGTTGAAAGACAAAGAGAGTGTCGAATGGCTTGGACTCAAAGTAATGACTCCTGATAAGTGGAGGCCGAAGACAGCAGCGGCGTTTGGCTATATCTCTTGGGCTAAAGAAAGGCCAGCCACAACCAAGGTGCTATCCAAGAAAGCCAAGCCTCAAGTCGGAGACTTCGCCGTGTTTGACTTCTCCCATATCGGGGTGGTAACTAAGGTGCTGTCTGGCGGGCGGTTTCAATGTGTCGAAGGAAACACCAATGGCAAGGGAACGCGGGACAGTAAGTCTGGGGACGGGGTGTGGCTTAAAACACGGTCTGCCTCGCTAGTCCGCAATTTTGTGCGAATCAACCCATCAACAGTCAAAAAATGAGCGAAGAAAAAAAGAAGAAAAAGGTTTACCGCAAGCCGCAATCCAAGACCTGTTTCTACTGTGGATCGGAAAAGATTGAACGGATTGATCATGGGGTAGTCCATATCCTCAGATGCAAAACCTGCGGAGAAACCCAAGATTGATATGGCCGTCCATGACAAACGGCTACAAGAGGTGCTGGACAAACTTTGTTCGGAGCTTGTCGAATACTTTGACTCTGGCTTTGTGGTGGCTACATTTCAAGATGGCACCGAAACCAAGAACGCCTTTCTCAAATTTGGCAATGATTATGCTATTGAAGGTATTGTATCGAACATCCATGACATCCTCTATGGGCAAGAAGAGGACGAAGACGATGACGACGACTTGGATGACGGCGACCTGAAAAAAGTCCTCAAAGACCTGTAAGCAATCCCGAAACCATAAACACAACCAAAACCACCCCCAATGGCCAATGCCACACTATCATTCACACTACCCGAAGAACAAGTCGAGTTTGATATGGCTTGTAAAGCAAACGATCTTCATAGCATCATTACCGATCTTAGCGATGAGTTTCGCAATCATCTCAAGTATGGTTCTCGTCCCGATTGGCATGGCCCTACTGTTGAAGAAATTCGACAGCTTTTGTGGGAGATGGTCAACGAGCGAAATGTGAATTTTAGCTAATCTTATGAAAAAAATAGCAGTCCTCTCGGACTTCCACTGCGGTCACAGGGTCGGATTAACCCCCACGGGCTGGTTGCCCGAAAAAGACGAAAACGGAGAGATTCCTCTCTGGGCCCAGATCAACAAAGCCCACTGGGCTTGGTATGCCCGCGAAATCGCCCGTAACGGCCCCTACGACATTGTTTTCGTCAACGGGGATCTGGTGGATGGCAAGGGCAAGAAAAGTGGGTCTACGGAGCTTCTGGCCCCCGACATGGAGGATCAGGCGGATATGGCCGTAAAGATCATCCGTCAAATCCCGAAAACAAAGAACTGCAAGATAGCAATTTCAAGAGGTACCCCCTATCATGTGAGTTCCTCAGATGGAGAGGATTGGGAGAATGTTATCGCAGAACGGGTGGGAGCCACCATCTCCGACCATCTCTGGATTGAAGTCGAAGGAATTGTCTTCGATCTTAAACACCACCCAGCAGGAAGCGGGAGCCTCCCCCATACACGCCATACAGGAGTTGCCAAAGACCGCCTTTGGAATGTTTTGCTTACCGAAGAAGGAGAGCAGCACAAGGCCAACGTGATCCTAAGAAGTCATGTGCATTACCACAACTTCTGTGGAGGAGGGGACTGGATTGCCATGACCACCCCAGCCTTGCAGGGAGCGGGAAGCAAGTTCGGAGCCCGCCGCTGTGTGGGTAAAGTAGACTTTGGCTTCCTCACCTTCACCGTAGACAAGGGCACATTCTCATGGAAACAACACATAGCAAAACTAGTAGAACAAAAAAGCCCGCTCCTAAAATTGTAGTCAACGAGTGGGACGATGTTTGGAGATCATTTCAGGCTTCGTGCGCCCTCACCACCATTGAGGAAATGAACTCCGAAGGATGGAAAACCATTGAGCAGACTTCTCAAGAGATCGGCCTGTCCCGCCCACACATCAACGCCATGGCCAATAGTGGAAAGTTAGAAAGAATCAAACGCAAGGTTTTTCTTGGTGGGAAAAGCAGGGAAATAAACTTTATCAGGCCGAAAGCTACCATTTGCCAATAGGGCATTTTTGGCTTCGCCAAGCGGTTTTCCACTTCAAATAACATCCGCACTTTTGACAACGCTTTGTGGCGGCGTGAAAAAATTCACATCCTTCGCATATTGAATATCTTTGTTCCGCTGTTTCTTGTGTTATTTTTTCGCTTTTAATAATTCTGGCTCTAAATTCGTCTTTTAGAGCTTTGGAAAAATTAAGGGCAATTTGGGAGGGTTTTGGAAAACTGGCCGTTTGTTCTATGATGTCGGTTTTTAGGGGAACACATCCCATTGGACCCCATTTTTTATGGGGGCAACTTGCACAAAGATCAGAAAAATCAATAGAACAAGAGCAAGTTCCACATCTTTGCTTTCTTGTTTCAATAATTTTGTTGATTAATCGATTTGGTTTACGGACTTGGGAATCCGCTGGGCTTGTCTCCTTGATCTCCGAATTCATCTGGGTCGTTTGGCTCATATCCCTCAACAAAACTATACTTCAATATGCTTAAATCAAGACTCTTTGATGTTCCGTTTTCTGCCTCTAGCTCAATTTCTTGCTGTGTATCGTATATTACCTGATCTGGAAAAATTTCTTTTTTGGGATCGACACAGAGGTTTTGTGTTTTTTGTGTTCCACGCCATTCGTAAATAATGTCTGTTGTGGTTGTTGTTGTGTTCCCGCCAAAAAAAGGACCGCAATCATAAAATGTTTGATTAACTCCAAACTCTGGGAGTGCAGGAAGTGTTGTCTCTTCTGTTTTTCTAAACCACACCTTCAGATAACAGGTAACGGTTGGATAATGAACAAACTTAAAGCGAGAGGAATTTTTAACTTTAACATTCCCATAAACAGAAGATCCAGCCTGCAAACTAATATTTCTAGCAAGCGAAACCAACAATTCTCCTTCGTCTTGTATTTCTGAAAGTTCCTCCAACTCTTCTCCACACCAACCACTGCACCCATCATTTTGTTCATCCCAAACAGATATACTATCAGCCATTTCCTCTGGGATTCTTGTTTCGTTTTCTGTATGAACGCTATCTTGTCCTGCGCAAGATCCCCCAAAATCTGAAATACCAAATCCAATTTGTTGGATGCCGTAGTATACCGTTGATGTTCCTAGCCCCCTTAATGAAGTAATCGTAACTGTCATTATACACATGTCGTCAATATTACTAGCAGATCCGCTATAGGTATATTCACCAGATAATACTCCACTTATAGATCCGCTACACTGAACCAATGTTTGGTCTCCTGCGTCTGTTAATTCGCATTCTTTTGTTGCGTCATTCCAATTAAAATTAACCTGCCCGTTGGGTATTCCTATCTCCTCAATAGCAGATCCGCAAGGATAGGTGTATTCAGATGTTTTCGTGCTTGAGAAAGACCATCCACCACTACAATCGATTCTTTCTGCTTCAAAACAATTATTGCCACAAGAGTTGGCTTCTGTTGGAAACACATCAACAACGGTTCTTCCAGTATAAATTCCGCCCTCTTGAGTTGTAGATCTTAAGTAGTAGGCGCAAGCATCATCTGTGGGGTTGTTTCCAGTATTAGGAAGCGCCCCGCTCATATGATTTCCACATATATTTGAGCAATTCTTTGTGGAATAAGTAGCAAGAAATCCGCAAATTAATCCGCGACTTGGTGGGGAACAATCACAACCAATTGTTTCACAATTGTATTCCATTTCTTATCTAAAAAATCTGACATTCCAAAATGGTGGGTTTATAGAAAACCAATTTCTGCAAACAACAACTTCCAGCGACCCGCATCCGTAATTGGTTACAGTCGGACCACTTTCAGAGTATGAATAAACTCCCAATAAATAGTAAAATTTGGTATCAGTGTCTGATGGGATGCTTGAACCAGAATTGACTTGGACTGAAGTTATTGCTCCAGTGTTTTCGTTAATATCTATTTCTGCCCACACTTGTCCAGATCCACTGGACGCAACAGATTTCTCATCTTGTGCATTAAATCCCGAAGGCAATACTCCGTTAACTGTGCCAGCACTAATCCACACTTGGATTATTTCGTTAACGGTTCTGGTGTAAAGGGCCAGACCAACGCATCCATCACCACCACCACTTTCGCCTTCTGGAAGTCCCCCCCCCATTGCGTCTTCATCATATCCACCACTGGCTTGAGCGGATACGGAAGATTGCGACCCATCTTCTGGTACATAGGGGCTTTCTTTTGAAGTTTGGGAAACCCTTACTGTTGTCCTGTCTTGGGAGAAGTTGTTGGCCCCAGCCTGCGCTGACTTTTGATTGATGATAGAACGAACCCAGTCCTTGGTTTCGGGATCGTCAAGCGCCCCTCTACTAGATCGTGAAAGCCTGTCTCGCGTAAGCCTGCGTTCTGACAGTTCTTTTTTTGCGGTCGGACGATCAAGATCTCGCGCAAGTTGACGAGCTATTCTTTCTTGCTCGCTGGAGTTTTTGTATTGTGAAGGACCATCAGCCATGGATCGGGGTTGTGGGCAGTGGTTATGATTATGAAATTGGTATTTCTTGGTCTAAGTTTCGCACAAACACGGATGCATCTAGTACTTCCGCATAAATTCTGGCAAACCCATATTGATAAAGGTCAACCTTGGAGTCGATAAGATACAAGCCCGTGCGGGGAATATCCGATGGCGAGGTTCGGGATATTGAAGAGCTTGAAACATCTCCATTGGAAATGATGTTAGTCGTCCCCACATTTGGCGCTATTGGTCCCCCTTCTCCACTCCAATTAAAACTAATCGAAACCGAACCCGTCGCCTTGCTGGTGCTGGTATTTGTTTTTATTTGGGTTCCTCCGTCTAGGCACGGGGGAATTTGTGCTACGGCTATGCTTGTGTCCACTCTCCCACCAGTTCCAGAACCCTGTGTTTTTAAAATTTGAAATTTTTGAACTCCAGCTTGTTCTGCTGCTTCTGAAAGCCTGATTCCAGAAAGAGAATAACTTCCCGAAGCGGAAGCGCGAAGGGTTTTTGATTCTCCGCTGGCAACAAGAATGGTCGATCTGGGCTGGAAAACGGGCCACTGAGTAACAATTTTGTTCGTAATAGCTCCAACCTTTGCGAGAATGTTTTCTAGTGTTACTGGATATTTTAAAAAGAAAATATAGGAAGTAGTGGGGATGTTGTTGGCATACACCTCCTCAAGATCGATGATAAATTCTGGCTTTACGCTGGAACTTCCAGACGCGCTTGCGCTTTCGGAAACAGAGCTACTTCCAACAAATGGTGATGGAAAGACTCCTGTTGAAGTGTAACTTCCATTTTCAGATGATTTAGACCAAACAACTTCCGCTTTTCTAAGCACTGGGGGCAACGAAAGTGATGTTCTTGTCGGAAACTCAAGCGATACTGAATTAAGTTCTTTCTCAATTTCCTCAAGATCAAATGTTCTCACCAAATCAAAATCAGAAGAAAGCGGATCAATGGTGGTGGCGGCATCTCCAAGCGATGTTCCAGCAGCAACAACACTTTCCGTATAGGGAACAACAATGTTTACACTTGGTTCATATTCTTGGCCCCTAAGTTCTGGCAAGGTTCCATTGTCCCGCGAGGTAGTGGATTTACGGACGGTGTGTTCGGTGACTCGCTGTTCGCTTTTCTCAAGATCATTGGCCCCCAAGGCGGGCATGGTGGTGACGCTTTGGGCTACGGTCTCTTGGGTGGTTTGAGTTGGGCTACTGGCGCGGAATTGTTCTGGAATGACATCGGGCTTGGAGGCCGAAACAGTTTTTGAATCAAATACTTTTGGGGCATCGACAATACGTTCGACTATGGATGCGGCGTCTTCGCGGTTGACTTCGACGGTCTTGGTAGCCGTGGGGTTGGGTGGGCGATATCCGAAAAATGCCTTACGCTGGGTGGTGACTTGGACCAACTGCCCCTCGTTGTTGGTGGATTGCCCGACCAATTGTGGGCCAGCAACTCTGTAAATTTGAACAATCTTGAATGAAAGAAACTGGTTGTATGGCTCGTAGGTGGTTTGGACAATGTCTATGTCTACAATTGTGGGTCGTGTATTAAGCCGACTTGTAGACTGTCTCGTTAGGGTGGCGGTCTCTCTCCCTGTGGCTACGATGAGTTGGCGGGTTTCTTTGACATTCCCCCTTGAGGGGTCATAGAAGTTTCTGGTTTTGACAGGGAAAAGGGAGTTGCCGTTGGCATCGGTTTTGATCGACCAAGATTCTTCGGTCTCGGTCAGGACAATGGCTGAACCTTCTCGTCCTTCGTAAGTTGTTCTTTTGCTGGAACTTAAAGTTGCG